TGCAGAATCGGTGGCACGCACTATGGCAAATAAACCGGTATCAAACAAAGAACAAGAAAACGGATAAGGATATAACATGAGAAACGATTATAAAATAAGACCAAGACAAGAACTTAAAAAAGGCGGTAAAGCATTTCCAGATTTAACTGGTGATGGTAAAGTAACTTTTAAAGATGTTTTAAAAGGTAGAGGTGTCATTAAGAAAAAAGGTGGCATGATTAAAAAAGCTGATATGATAACTAAAGATATGTCAATGAAGAAAAAAGGCAAAATGATGAAAGGCAAAAGATAATGGCAGGTACTATTTTAAAAGGTATTGGCGTTATTAAAAGCGTAAGTCCTAAAGTTAAAAACCCAAAAACAAGTAAAATAAAAGGTGAAATGGCAAAAACTATAGGTCAAACAAGAAGATATCAAGAAGAGAGCGAAGAAATAATGGATAGAAATTTAAAAAAAGCTCAAGAAGGAAATGAAGATATTTATGGAACAGTTGAAAAAAATAAAAAAGATATTGAAGAATTAAGAGCAAGAAAAAAGAAATTTCCATCAAAAATGATGAGAGATATAGATGAAGGTTTAAAATTTGAAGTTACTCCAGAATATAAAAAAGGTGGACTTGTTAAAAAAGGAATCCCTAAACTTGCTAAAAAAGGTTGGAAGTAATGGCTAAACTTTGTCCAAGAGGAAAAGCTGCTGCAAAAGCAAAATTTAAAGTGTACCCGAGCGCGTACGCGAACATGTATGCGAGCGCAGTATGTTCAGGTAAAATAGTTCCTGGTGGACGAAAAAAGAAAATGGGTGGTGGTAGTATTTCTCAAGAGAGAAAAATGGTATCTAATTATAAACAAGGTGGCATCGCTAAAGGTTGTGGTGGTGTATTAGAAAACAGAAGAAAAGTTACAAAAAAATATTAATATGAGCTTACGTAAATGGGTTCAAGAGAAATGGGTAGACATTGGTTCTAAACGTAAAGATGGTTCTTTTGCTCCATGCGGAAGATCTAAAGGTGAAAAAAGAAAAGGTTATCCAAAATGTGTACCACTAGCAAAAGCTAGAGCAATGTCAGAAGGTCAAAGACGTTCTGCAGTTGCAAGAAAAAGAGCCGCTGGTAATACAGGACCTAAACCTACAAATGTTTCAACATTTGCAAAACGTAAAAAAATGAGTAATGGAGGATTAGTATAATGGGCGATATTTCTTTAAGAGGTAGAGGAATGGCTTTTAAGAATGGTGGTACTCCTGCGTGGCAAAGAAAAGAAGGTAAAAATCCATCTGGTGGATTAAATAGAAAAGGTATTGCATCTTATAGAGCCGCAAATCCTGGTTCTAAATTATCTATGGCAGTAACTACTAAACCAAGTAAATTAAAAAAAGGATCAAAAGCAGCTAATAGAAGAAAATCTTTCTGCGCGCGCATGAGCGGGATGAAGAAAAGATTAACCTCTGCAAAAACTGCAAGAGACCCAAATTCAAGAATTAATAAATCTCTACGTAAGTGGAATTGTTAATATAACTAACAAAAGGAGAAGAAGATGGAAGATGTAGACGTAGCAAGTAAATTACAAAAATACATGAAAACTCAACTAACTAATTTGACCACAATGGTCACTTCTGGTGGGGTTGACAATATGGCCGATTACAAGTATATACTTGGACAAATTCGTACATACGAATTTTTATTACAGGAAATCTCTAACCTGCTAAACAAAAAGGAGCTTAAGGAAAATGAGCAAGGAAACGTTATCAAACTCGACTGAAATACCTAAAACAGTTCTAGGTTTAGAAGAAAAATATCAAGAAGAAAATAAAAAAATTGAAGATAAAACTATAAGAGCAGAAAATATATCTGAATCTTTAGTTGATAGTTTACCAAACCCAACAGGTTGGAGATTATTAGTATTACCATTTACACCTAAAGATAAAACAAAAGGTGGAATTATTATTGCACAAGAATCATTAGACAAATTAAGAATAGCTACAAACTGTGGTTATGTTTTAAAAATTGGACCATTAGCGTATCACGATAAAGAAAGATACCCAACAGGTCCATGGTGTAAAAAAGGAGATTGGGTAATTTTTGCTCGCTATGCGGGTTCAAGATTACCAATTGAAGGTGGAGAAGTGCGACTACTAAACGATGACGAAGTACTTGGGACTATTAAAAATCCTGAAGATGTTCTTCATCATATTTAAACATAGGAGGCACTATGCCAATGGAAGATAAGAAAAAAGAACCGATGATAGACGTAGGCGAGGAAGAAGGCGCTGAAGTTACATTGGACAACAACGAGCAGACGAAAGCCGTTGCAGAAGAGAAAATAGAAGTTCAACAAGAGGAAGAAAAACCTGTTGTAGAAGCAAAGGTTGAAAAACCTGTAGAGAAAAAAGATGAGTTAGAGGAGTATAGCGAAGGCGTTAAAAAACGTATTGCTAAACTAACTCAAAAAATGCGAGAAGCTGAAAGACAAAGAGAAGAAGCAGTATCTTATGCTCAATCTGTAAAAAGAGAAAAAGATCAAATTGAATCTAGAATATTAAAAACAGATGAAAGATATGTATCTGAATTTGAAACTAGAGTTAATTCTAGTTTAGCGAATGCTAAAATAGCTCTTAAAGCAGCAATCGATAATCAAGATGTAGATGGTCAAGTTAATGCACAGCAACAAATTGCTGAATTAACTATGGAAGCTGTAAGATTAAGAAGTATGAAAGCGGCTCAAGAAGACTCTGCAGCTAAACAAAAAGAAGTTACAATCACACCACAACAAACTGCACAAACTGCACGAGTAGATCCTAAAGCAGAAGATTGGGCAGCTAGAAATAATTGGTTTGGTCAAGACTCCGCAATGACTTACACTGCGTTTGATCTACATAAAAAACTTGTAGAAGAAGAAGGTATAGATCCAAAAAGTGATGAATATTATGAGGAAATTGATAAGAGAATAAGACTTGAATTTCCCCACAAATTTGCTACAAAGGATACAACTACAACTACGGAAAGAGCAAAACCTGCTCAAACTGTAGCTTCGGCTAATCGTCCTAGCCAATCAGGACGCAAAAAAACTGTGAGACTCACACCATCACAAGTAGCAATTGCTAAAAGATTAGGTGTGCCACTTGAAGAATATGCGAAACATTTAACCACGAAGGAGGTATAGGCATATGGTAAACGAAAAAAATACAATTAAGACTTCCCGTGCGAGCGAAACTAGGACTAAAACAGATAGACCTAAAGTTTGGACTCCACCATCATCTCTGGATGCACCACCTGCGCCAGACGGATTTAGACATAGATGGATAAGAGCCGAAAGTGCTGGCTTCGATGATACGAAGAACATTTCAGGCAAATTGAGATCTGGTTGGGAATTTGTTAGATCGGATGAATATCCGGATTCTAATTACCCAGCAGTCAAAGACGGAAAATACGCAGGAGTCATTGGAGTTGGCGGCCTATTGCTGGCTAGGATACCCGAAGAGATCGCAAAATCTCGCGAAGAGTACTTTGAAAAAAGAACTCAAGACCGAGAAGAAGCTATTGCAAACGATCCTTTTAAGGAACAGCATCCAAGTATGCCCATCAGCAAAGATAGGCAGACTCGTGTAACTTTTGGTGGTACAAAGAAAAACTAATTATTTAGTAATTCCTACCCAAAAAAAGTAAATATAAACTTAAGGAGAAAATAAATATGGCAAACTCAACAGCTGCCTTCGGTTTTAGACCGTTAGGCAAACTTGGTGGGAACCCAGCTGCAGGCGGACAAGATCAATATGTGATCGCGGACAACTACAGCTCGTCTATTTTTCAAGGAGACCTTGTTAAGCTTAATGCAACAGGTGGAGTTATCGTAGTAGATACTTCAGCCCTGTCTAGTGTATTAGGTGTATTCAATGGTTGCTTGATAGAATCGGACCCATCAACTAAAAAACCAAAGTTCGTTAATTTTTACTCACAAACGAATATCACTCAAGGTGAAATTCAGGCGTTTGTAATAACGGACCCAAATCAACTCTATCTCGTTAAATCTACAGGAACTGCTCTAGGAACAACTGCGGTTGGAACTAGCTTTGATCAAGTGTATGCTGCAGGTAATACCAACAATGGTATTTCAGGTGCTTACCTTAGTTTAGCTACTTCAGCGGCTGCTGCCGATGGACAAGTGACTGTGGTGAATACTTCACCATTCATAGGTAACGAGGAAGCTGTAACAAATGAAGATTTCATTGTTAGAGTTTCTAAGAGTCATCAATTACTATAACAGGAGAATAAACTATGGCTATCTCAAGATCACAACTAGTTAAAGAACTAGAACCAGGTTTAAACGCACTGTTTGGACTTGAATATAAACGTTATGACAGCGAACATGAAGAAATCTTCATTAAAGAAACATCTGACAGAGCTTTTGAAGAAGAAGTTATGTTATCAGGTTTCGGCAACGCTGCCATCAAAGCGGAAGGATCTGGTGTCAACTACGATCAGGCACAAGAAACTTTCACTGCTAGATATACGCACAACACTATAGCTCTTGCATTCGCGATCACTGAAGAAGCGATCGAGGATAACTTGTATGACAGACTAGCGTCTAGATATACAAAAGCATTAGCTAGATCAATGGCGAATACAAAGCAGGTAACTGCGGCTAACGTATTGAATAATGGATTCAGCACTAACTTTTTAGGTGGTGACGGATCTCCTTTATTCTCTACGACTCACGCTACAATCTCTGGAACATTTAGAAACACGCTTGCAACACAAGCTGATTTAAATGAAACATCTTTAGAGCAGTCTTTAATTGACATCGCTGCTTTCACAGATGAAAGAGGTTTAAAAATTGCAGCTCAAGGAATGAAATTAATCATCCCTTCTGAACAGCAATTTACTGCAGACAGATTAATGTCTTCTGCTGGTAGAGTTGGAACAGCTGACAATGATATCAATGCAATCAAAAACATGGGAATGATTCCACAAGGTTATGTTGTGAACCATTACTTAACTGATTCTGATGCATTCTTTATCATTACAGATGTACCAAATGGCTTAAAGTACTTCGAAAGATCACCGATTAGAACTTCTATGGAAGGTGACTTCGAAACTGGCAACGTAAGATATAAAGCTAGGGAAAGATACAGCTTCGGCTGGTCAGACCCAAGAGGCGCTTTCGGTTCATCAGGATCGTAAGAACTTTTATTATAGGGCGAGCTTGACTCGCCCTATAATTCATTATAAAAACATCCGTGAGAAGATGAAAATTTACCTAATAAAAATATTCACAAATAGCACTAAAATCCAATTTATATTGGAATCTGAACCTATAGATTCTACCGAATCTTTACATCAGAAAGTACTTGA